CGAAGAGTATAAATGGTTAACAGAAAAATAGGTAAAACTTATAACGACATTACAGTTGTCTTTACGTGGTATGGACAAGAACTACATTTGTATAATCAAATGGAATTCTATAATAGAATGATGCAGAAGTATCCATGTCGTCCAAGAGTCATAGTAGTAAACGATGGACATGAAGAGGGCAGGGAAGCATTTAGAAAGACTATTGAGGTTCATAGATCAAGATTTGATTTAACTGGTATTGATGTTATGCAAGATATTGGTTTTAATTCTCATGCATGTAGAAACCTTGCAATAAAATATGTTAAGACTGATTGGGCATTGATTATGGATGCAGACACATATGAGTCACCAGGAATGTTTTATCATCTAAGATTTGAGAAAGAACTTAAAGACAATATGTATTATGTACCAAAAGGAGACATGGAAGTACCAGAAGATATGACTTCATATGAACTACTTGATCCAAAAGGTATTGTAAAATACAAGACACATCCTAATTGCTGGATTATGACTAGAGAAGCATATTGGTCTACAGGTGGATATGATTTAGAGTTTCAAGGTGTAAGGCACGGAGATGCTGAATTCTTTTTAGGAATTGGCCGTCCAGGAGTAAAAGAATGGGACTATGAGTTGTTATCAGATGACGATGATCATAGACTAGTAGTAAAGACACCAAAGAGAGATCCTTTTTATATTAGGCAAGAAAGTACTAAACAAAAAGGTGCATCTGATTTAATTAACACTATAAGACAGAGAAATCTTGATCCTTATAAGAAGTATAGAAAGAAGTTATACAATTTACCGTATGAAATAGTATGACCAAGAAAGTAGAATTAAAAGTAGTAAGTAGTGCTGCGTTTGCAAAAGTAATAAACGAGATAGTTGATGAAAGTAACGGCACTATTACTCACCTAGAAGCTGTACAAGAGTTTCTCGCACACAATGAAGAAATTGAACCAGAGACCATTGCATCATTGATACAAAGGAATCAAAAACTAAAAGCTATATTATACGAAGACGCGGAGCATTTACATCTTGTTGAAAAGAAAAGCAGACTACCAGTCGATTAGAGGTACTATAAGAAGAGTGGAACCATATGAAGCATACGTAAAATACTTAGCACTAAAATCTCATTTTAGTGACAAGAACTATGACTACATAAAATACAATGGTAAGGTTAAGGCTTGGCGTACTACATTTGAAACTAGAAAAGACAAATACTTTTTCTACAAGCTAAGTAAACAAAAAGATCCAATCGAGTTTCTTATTGCTAACTTTGTTGGCAATGATGATTTTTACATAGGAGATATTAGAGATGATAAAGCTAATGAAGTCTATATGGACTATAAGAAAAGACTACAATCGCTTAGTTATGTCTTTAAAAGTGATCTAAGTAAAATGAAAGAGGACTTTAATGATAACATTATTGTTCCTAAGAATGAACACCCTTATTTGTTGAGGTTATACATGCGCAAAGATATTTGCATTGAAACGTTGACTTTAATTAATAAATGTGTTAATATATTCAACTATTGGGATAAGGAATTGGAGAACGATATTATGTGGCCCGACATTAAATTAAAGGCAACAAAATACTCTCCCTTTCTCAATGTTGACATAAATAAGTATAGAGAGATTATTCTTTCTAAATTTGATAAAACGTAATATAACGCGATACAACGCATACAGGAGAAAATACAATGTCAGATTCATTTGGCGCACTCAAGCGCAATCGTACGGAAGGCTTCGACAAGCTAACCGCTTCATTAAATAAACTCAACCAAAAGTCTAGCGGACCTGGACCTGATGAAAGATTTTGGAAACCCGAAGTCGATAAAGCAGGTAACGGATATGCTGTGATTAGATTCTTACCAGAATCAGAAGGTGAGGATGTTCCGTTCACAAGAGTATGGGATCATGGATTCCAAGGACCTGGTGGATGGTATATTGAAAACTCTTTGACTACTCTAGGTCAAAAAGATCCAGTATCAGAATATAACTCAATGTTATGGAACTCTGGTATTGATTCTAATAAGGACAAAGCTAGGAAGCAAAAGCGTAGATTAGCTTTTATCTCAAACATCTATGTTATCAAGGATCCAAGTAATCCAGAAAACGAAGGAAAAGTTTTCCTTTACAAGTATGGTAAAAAGATTTTTGATAAACTCAACGAGGCTATGAACCCTCAGTTTGAAGATGAGTCACCAGTAAACCCATTTGATCTTTGGGAAGGTGCTGACTTTAAATTGAAGATTAGAAACGTTGAAGGATTCAGAAACTACGATAAGTCTGAGTTAGATGTTTCAGCTCCTTTGTTTGACGAAGACGAGCAGTTAGAAAAGATTTGGAAATCACAATATCCATTGGCTGAATTTACAGATCCTAAAAACTTCAAAACTTATGAAGAGTTACAAACTAAGCTGAATAGAGTATTAGGTTTAGATGGTTCACAAGCATCTTCTACAGCAGAAGATAACTTTCAATCAGAACCACCTGCTGAAATACCTGAAGCGGCTCCAGCTGTTCAACCAGAACTAGCTGCATCTGATGATGATGAGAGTTTGGACTTCTTTAAGAAATTAGCTGCGGAATAATTACCAGCTGTATTTTTGCTGGCGTGTCTTCAATGAGTTGTCGGTCGCAGTACTTGATATATTTGTTGTAGACACGCTGGTTGTTGATCCGCCTACATTAGTCATTGGAGCTGATATAGCTGTATCACCTCCGCCACTTGCATTAGCTTGCTCAGCTGCAACGTTTGCATCTTGAGTTGCACCATCGATATCACCACCTGATGTAGAACCACCATCTACTGAACCAGCATCTAATTTAGCTGCCTCTACTAATGTGGCAACTGTTCCATCTTTGTCGTCTAAACTAACTAATGCTTGATCTTCATTGATAGCAGTATACATGCCGTCTGCATCTGGTGTACCAGAGACCATATATTTTTTACCATCAATTGTTATTGGATAGAATGTATCATCTACTTCTTGTCCTTCAGGTGCCATTTTTGTGGCATCTCCACCAGCATCCATTGCTTCACCACCACCTGAACCTCCATCACCGTCTGTCTCAACTTTAGGAGCTTCAGCACCTCTGAAAGGATAATAACCTCCAAATTCAAATCCGACTTCTGCCCATGTTCCTTCAAATGCTTTAAACTTAAACGGAGGTATGCCTACATCTTGCATTAAGTCAGTAAAGAAGGTTCCTATTCCCTTAACGAAACCGAATATACTATCAATAAGGAAATCAAACGAATATTCAAAACTATCTAACTTTTCTTTAATACCATCAAAACCAAGTGCTCCTGCAATCCAGGCTATAAGATTCTTAACTAAGTTGATAGGAAATGATATAAAGAAGTCAAATAAACCACCAATAGCACCCATGATACCACCAATGATTTTATCAATCATAGAGCCTTCTGTATTTGCAAATCCTTTTACAGCACCAAGTATAGTATCAATAGCTGCCATGACTATTGTTATAGGAACAAATATCTTACCTACAGCCATACCCACAGCCTTTGCAACAACTTTAAATTTTTGAAAGAATGTTCTAAGACCTTGAAAGAAATTTGAGAATGGTTTAAAAAATTTTGAAACTTTATCAATAACACCACCTAAACCACCGCCTTTAAATTTAGAAAAGAATTCACCTATCTTTACAAACGGTGTCATCACAGCATTTTTTACTGTAGATGCTACGCTCTTTAATTTATTACCTATATTTTTGAAGAATCCAATAACTGAAGTGAATACCCTTGTTACTCCACCTACTAATTTTTGAAAACCTGATGTAATGCTTTTTTTTTTTTTTTTTTTCAATAAGTTTTTGAACATACCGCCGACAGCTTTGATAGGTTTTAAAATTACAATGTTGAATGCTTTAGCAAATCCTCCAACTATTCCACCAATTGTACCAGCAAGAGCACCAAACAAATAAGCTAGAAAATCTAATATACCTTTTTTAGCTTTAGTGTCAGTTTCTGCATCTGGAGATTCTAGTAGTGGAGTTTCATTAGGATCTACTGGTTGAGCGTCATTTGGATCAAGTACATCTTCTGATGCTTCTCTATTAGCCATTGTTATAGCTTCATATACTTTAGCTGTAGCAAATGCTGTCGCTCTTGTATTAGTAGCTATCTCTTCTAATAACTTTGTTGCATCTTGTTCTTCGTCATCTTGATCTACAGGTACAACATCAGTACCTGTTCCGACATCTCCATCGACGGGGACAAGATCAGTCCCTGGTTCGTCAGCTTTGACTGCATCCACTATCTGCATCATTCTAGTAGCAATCTTACCCAAATGATCTCTAGCATCTTTTGTATTAGTTGCTATTTGAAAAGTAAGACCTTGTAGTGAACCTTTGAGGTCAACAATTGCCTCTTTGATTCCTACTTCATCTTGGTGAATGATTACTGGTAGTGGATTAGCCATACGATTATTTATTATTAATATCGTGTTCTTTCGCAGCAGAGTTTACATATAAACCAAACCAAGCAGCACCAGCACCAACT